CCGTAGCCTTTAAGGTCAGTTACCAAAGTATTAACTGCACTTGCTTGTGTCACATCTTCAATTACTGCTGCATTCAAGAATGCTTGTGCATCAGAATCCGCAACTATTGGCACACCTACTTGACGATTCAAGGAAGTTTGGAAAGTCTGTACTGCTGTGTAGTAGTTAGCTGCTTCTGTGTCTGTTAAGCCGTCGCCTATTGCAGAGAATGCAAGTTGTCTTGGTGAATAATCGTTAGGAATGCCTAAGCCACCCGAATTATTTGCAGAAATATACATATTCCTAATTGGTAATGCGTTTGTGTTAGTTCCAGTATACGTAGTTCCTGCTTGAACTCCATCCTGAAACATTTTTGCCAAAACATTACTTGTCCTTGTACCAATCTGAAACCCTAAAGTATCTGTATTATTTACAGAAAGAAAAGTACTTCCATAATCTCCCGCTAAAAATAATTTTTTAAGATGAGAAACATTATAATATTGAGATAAACCAATCATTCTACCATCTGATTCTGAGCATCCTATATCTATAGAATTAGTAGATGTTATTTGTGTTCTTGAATAGTTTGATAAATGGTAATTATTATTTGTTAAAGTGGTAGATGGATTTAAAAAAGTATTTGCGTATGCATTTGTCCCATTCGGTAATGCACCAGTTGAGGAATGTGTAAATCCACCATTAAACACCAAGCGGAATGCTGCATCTGTATCTAAAGGATTCTTTAAATTGAACTTATGTTGAGCAGCTGTTCCACCTACCATAGGATAAAGAGCTTTCATCTTGCTCCATATACCGTAGTTCTTCAAGTTAATAACCAAGTTATTTACTGCGTTCTGCTGTACAGGCTCTGTGATAGCTGCATTTGTAATAAACAACTGTGCGTCTGGATCAAATGCTGAGTAGCTCCATATAAGGGTGCTACCAATGTACACCCTATTTACCTGAGTGCTACCAATCTTACAACTTACTATATTAGTTAGTCCTATCTTCATTATACAACGAAATAGATAGTTGTTGCAACTGGCGTAAGTGCCATGTACTCAGCAGCTGTTACAGCCGTTATAGCATTGGTTGTGTATGTGGTGTTTACGTTCTTTAATATTGAAGTAGTAAATCCATCACTAATTACTCCACCAGCATCCTTAAATCTTACTAGTTTATCAGCTTTATTATAAAAATAAGTTGAGTTAGCAACAGATGAAAAGTCAGCACTTGTATCTGTTACATGCGTATAATTAATTGCTATTGCTGGTGCTCCGATCACTGCTACTACTGCCATTTTATTTTAATTTAATAAGTTCTACAAATGCATCAAAATCTGCTTTCTGTTCTACTGTCATATCCACATAATCAAGTTCTGTGAATTCTTTAGGAATACTATTTTCAATTCCGTAAAACTTCATAATTCTTGGTATAGGATTGTAGATATTTACAGACAACAATTCTTGTGTATCTGAAAATTCATTCATAAAAAAATCGTATTCAGCCGTCAAAGGATAAATTTCTTTAGTGTTTATTAACTCATCATAAGCATATATTTCTAAACCGATGATGTCTATTTTTGTAACTGATTCCATTTTTGTTTATTTTATAAGTAAATATTTCCTTGATTATCTTCTGTTGTTGTAATTGCTTGCGTGATGTTTACATTAAATGCACCGCCACCCTCATAACTATTTCCGCTCATTTTTATGACTTTTGCAGTTCCGCCATTAAAAATATAAGGGGCAGATGCATTTGCTAAATTATAATTACAATTAACAATAGAATTTGGCAACGTTCCGGCATTTCCTAAAATTCCATAACCCGAAGCATTATTCCAACTTGTAATTAAATTACAATTGTACAATTTTCCACTTGACGCAGTGTCCCAAACTGCTGCATTTGATGTAGAAATAAAAGTGCCATTAAAACAATAAGACGCTTGAAATCTAATACCATAAGAAGATGAACTAATGCCAGTATTATTTGATATATTTTTTGATGTGCTAAAAAATAAATATAACCCTTGTCCAGAAACTGAAATTCCAGTGCAACCAATTAGGTCAATTCCCCCACTTGATTCAATTCCAAATCCAGAAGTGCTTCTACCTATTGAATTATACATATATCCGCCACCTGAAATTCCAGAGCCAGATACAGATACTCCTATGCAATTATTTAAAATCGATGATGTGGCTAAACTAATTCCATTTCCAGTTGTTCCTTGAGCATAGCAAGAATTTGCAATACCTCGCATATCAGTACCAATAACACCATAAAATGAACAATTGGTCACTATATTAGTAGAACCTATAAATGAACCAATATTTACTCCTTTTGCAATTAATCCGACTATTTCCAATGAAGATGGAAATAAGGATATTGCAGTTCCAGTTGTACTTTGATTTTCAAAATAACTACCAGTCATTATAATTCTACCAGAAACATTTGTATCTCCATTAAATAAATTTGAAACTAAAACTCCAGATGGATTAGTTCCATTTTGTCTTACTAAATTTAAATTAAGTATAGAAAATTTACAAGATGCATATCCACTTGAAAAAATTGCAGTTTCATTTACTGCTGTTTTAGTCCAAGTATGTCCGTTACCATTCCAATTTACATTCTTTGTAAGTAATAAAACCTCCGAACCACTTGTGGTATAATCTGCAAATAACTCAATAGTCTGTCCAACTGATGCAGCAGCATAAGCCAATGCTGGAGTTGCATAGTATGTGTAAACTCCAGCTGCATTTGATATACCGAAGACTCCTGAAGCAGAAGAACCTCCACCTGATGATTGTATTTGAATTAGTGTACTCATTAGAAAGTTTTATTTAAAACAAAGTTTTGTGATTGTATTGAGTTAGCAATATTTGCTAATCCCCATTGTGCTGTTATTGTGAGCGAATTAGTAATAGTAGTATCAAATGTAGTATTGGATACTAAAGCAAAATTAACACCGTCAAGTTGGGTATTGGCATTTTGATTATAAGAATATTGACCATTTACAAATAACTCAGCTACTCCTGCTGCACCAATTTTAGTTATCGTAAAATCTGATACTAACTCAAAGTGTTTATCAGTAGTAATTTTCATTTGAAATACTCCTAAGTCACCTATTACAATTCCATTAGATTTAATCCTAACGTGTATTGTCTCATTGTTTGCACAAGATAAATGACCGCACATCTTAACAGTAAAGCTGTCTCCAACCTTAAAAGCATTTGCAGGAACACTTAATGTACCTACCCCTGTGCCTATTAAAGAAGTCTCTACATCAGTATTAGCAATAGGAGTACCTAACGCAGTTTGTGCATATAGTCCATAGGTATAACCATAAGGGTTAATTCCATATCTATCTATATGTATCTGCGTAGACATTATTTATTATACGTTATAAATGATAACTAATTCAGTTCCAGTGCCGTTATAAGCAATAGTTCCTGCTGCATAGAAGTTGTTTAAAGCTCCAGCATCAAAGTTTAATGTTTCACCTGGCTTAATTGTACCGCCTAAGAATGTTCCATTTGCAGCACCTACGTTAGATACAGATATGCTATATACAACTGGAGCAATAGTTCCTGATGTAGTAACTCTGATTAATACTGGTACTCTAGTGTTAGCATTTATTAATTCAAATGAATTATTAATCCAAGTATGTAAATCTTGTACAGCTAGTTTTGCGCCATCTTCAGTATTTGCATATTGAGCAGCACTAGTAGGTGATCCAGTATCAAGTAACTTAACCTTTAACGGGTTGTCACTATCATCCGTAATAAAATTGATTAGTAAAAAATAATTACCAATTACATCTTTAGTCCATGAAACTGATTTTATAGAACTATATAAATAGTATTCAGGATTTGTATTAGCTCCTAATTCTCTAGTTAAAGTCAGTTGGTTTCCACCATCGTATATTCTTATCATAATTTTATTTATTTCAATTTATTAAAAACTTCTAGCCTCCATTGAGCCACCAAGAACAAGTATGCTATAAGGATTAGGTACTGATGTTTGATTAGCTATCCATAAAGATATTTGATCACCAGTATTAAGTCCGCTAACTTGTGCGTTTACACAGAATGATCCGATATTATCAGAAGGAGTTCCACCAACAATTCTAACTACTCTAGTTGAATAAGGAACGACAACTCCGTTAACTCTAAGTTCATAACCAACCCAAGCAGGCCATGGAGTACCACCATCAAGTACAAATTCAGATGTTACTATATAGTTACCAGCGTTAACAACAGTTAAAGTGATAGGAGTTATTTGTGATGTTACACCATCTGCGATTGTAAATGGAGTCCCAGTATATGGAAAGCCACCTGGCTGATTAATAGATAATTGAATAGGCATTGACTTAAACAATACGCTATCGTCACTTGCTATTGCACATAAAGTATCAATTATAGCATTCATAACTTGTTGAATACCATAAGTTCCAGCAGGAAGACCTAAGCAATTAGTAGATAATAAATCAATATTAAGACTTAAATTATTCACACTATTAAGTACAAACAATTCTAATAATGCTAGAACATCATTCAAGTCAGCTCCAACAGGAACATTTATAGAGCTTAATACTCCATCAAATAATGTTATATCAGAAGTTTTACTTGGGCAGTTATCAGAACATCCACAACTTGTAAAACTATTATTATTACCACAACTACTACAGCTCATATTTTAACAATTACAATTATCAGTTAATTGGCCTATCAAGCATCTTTCTTCGTCTTGTGTATACAATCCATAAGGAAGACATTCTAGTGCCTCTATAATCAAAGATTTGGCAAATATGGTATCCCAACTAACGTCACAAGAACCAATTCCAAATATTTCAAAGTTTTTTATTGCAGCTACTTCTTTAGCTAGAATACTTTTTTGTTTCTTAAGTAAATTTCCGTATTTACATGGAAATACCTCGTCACAAATAGGAATATCTACGACATTATCGCCAGGTACTCCGTCTATAATGTATGAGTTACTACCTTCCACAGCAACAGATTTTTTTCAATGTATCAATATTCTTTTGTACTGAATCCCAATCATTTGCACAAGTACTAAACTCTAGCGATTGTAAGATAACTTTAAACTTCATTGAGTCAACAAAGTCTTTATTTTCAGCAATAGATTTACAAGGAGAAGCGTCTACTCCGCAAAATGCTTCTTTAACCATCTTCTTGAAACATTTAAGAAGCGAAATACATAGAACAACAATCCTTTCCGAAGAGCAGTATCTAGTTTTCTCGCAATCTGTGTCACAAGTATACTCAGTCCAATAAGGAGCAGAAGAGGTAAGCGAAGGATCAGCCCCAGTACTTGAAGTATTGATTTTATAAAGTTTTCCATTTCTTCTAACTATATGTTGTAAAAATGATTCATAAAGAACATCTGATTGCCAATCAGGATATGTGCATATTTGAATCTTATAAATTCCATCTACATCATTTGCTGTAAAAGCATACTGAAATGAGTTGCTTGAATTAAAGTGTGGAGGAATTATTACGTCAGAATCTATAATATCAGATGTAGCAAGTACGTATGTAGTTCCATCAGGTCTTGTAATAGTAATTGTTCTGCTAGTAAATGACTCAGGATTATGTCCTGGCATTCCATTATCGTAAAAAGAATTATCAGAAAAGAATATCTTCTTACAATCGCAACTAGTTTCTAAGTTAGAACATCCGTCAGTAGCTAATGAAGCATAGAACGGAGGCATTACTGGGCAAGTATTTATTTCTTCTAAGAATCTGTAATCATAATCATAAGAGAAGAATGAAAACTCATCGTTAAATTGAGCAATTTGGTTAGGAGATGTATTAGCTTGTAGTACACCATCTATGTATACAGCTACTGTCTCACCATTAAATACAAATCTTATTACCCTTTCGGATAATAACATATCATTAAAACCATTAAATAATTGTTCAGTAAATGTAAACTCAAAGTCATCATCGTAATATTTCTCTAAAGAGATATTATCTAGTCTATCAAAACCATCTGATACCCACCAAAAAGCATTAGACTTACTAACATTAACATTTATATCATGGATATTTACAATAGATTCTACAAATTCATAGAAGTTATTGTAATTATTTCCGCTATCTATAGGTGAAGCCTCAATATATACTCCATTAGCTACGTTATTAGTATATAAATATTCAGTACCAACTGAATAATTTGGATATTTAGTATATACTAAGTCAGAATAAGATAAAGACAATACAGCAGGAGCAGAAAGAGATTCTACACCATTCATTTTCATTGAAGTAATAGTGTGTACAGAATCTATACCATTAGGATACCCTAAAGCTGGAAACGATGCCATACTAGGATGAACAAATCTCGCTTGTACGTTTTTTCTTACCTTATATGATTTCTTATCATCGTTATCAAATCGTACAATCAACCCATTATATGGATATAATACAGATTCATTAACGCTTGGTATAGTAGGATATAACCTATTACATTTTTCTAAATCATGTGTCTTAACTGTAGTCATACTTTTATACTTGTTACAAATTTAATGTTTTATTCAATATAGTTTTTTTAGTTATATGTTTTGTAAACTTTCTGCTTTTCACCAGTTGGATAAGCTTCTATAACTTTTGCAGGCTTAGTAGGAAGTTTAACTTCATTGATTTTATACCCTTGTTCTTCATCAATGATATAATCTTCTCCTTCATTAAATATTTTATATAGATAATCTACTTTATTTCTTTCTTTAGATATTTTAAAGTAGTCATCTTCGTAATTCATCAAAGCATCAAATAATTCTTTATCTCCTTTAATATAATCAGTCATATTGCTAATTAAATCATCTATATTTTTAGCTCCAATTGATTTATAAAAATCTCTAGATTCCATATCAGTTAATTTATTCCAAAATATCTGATTATTATATTCTTCAAATAATTTTGCTACAACTTCAGGATCAAATTGATTAATGTATTCACCACCAACATTTCCAAATATATCTACTGCACCAGCCTCTGAAGCAAATTTAAGTTGATCTTCTTTAGATAAATCTTCAAACTTTCTATAGCTAGCAGCTGGTATTATTGATGGTAATTGAGCAAGTTTTTGAGCAAAATTAACTACTGGAATATTATTTTTCCAAATATCTCCTCTCATTGCATTTAACGCCCAATCTCCTATATGTCCAATAGCACCATAACCTTGTAAATCAGAACCTATTTGATCCCAAAATATATCATGCGTAATTCTTTTATCTTCATCATCATCACTTGACATCATTGCTCCTACTGCTCCAGATGCAACTACTGAGAAAGCTACAGATCCTAACGTAGTAAAATATACTATATCAGTTATTGCTTGCGCTTTTTCACGAGTAGTCAATGTAGTTCCAGAGCTTAATAATTTAACGGCATTTATAACCTTTTTAGCCATAGAAGCTTGTCCAGTTCTATATGTTCCAGCCATTCTCCATAATGGATCTCTTTGTATATTACTTGTTAAATCTACTCTAGTTGATTGTTGTGTCTTTTCTGTTTCTTCTACCCACCTTCTATAAGCGTAATCAGCAGCCTCTTCTTTACTCATGCCTTCAGATAGTCTTTGTCTATATGTAGCTAAAGCAAAAGCACTACCGCCACCTGGGCCGAATATTACAGCTGCTAAATCCCCACCTATAATCGGAGACATTGCTAATTGAGTAGCCGCAGTCCATGCTTTAGCTGACTTTGATTTTGCAGCTGCATCTAATACTTTTTTTGCTTCAACATCAATAGATCCGCCTTTTCTTCTGTCATTTATATAATCACTAGTCATTAATGAATATATAAATTTCCATTCTTCTTTACTTGTAGGTATGGTTGCTCCCCATATTTGCCAAGGATCAACTCCATCAGCTATACCAGCTGTCCAATAGTGAGTAAATGAAGTAAACTGTTTAAGAACACTCGCTGGTTTAAATCCAAGAGTAGATAATACACTAAAATTAAGCAAACCACTAACGCCTTTGCTATACAATGTAGTTCCTGTTTTTGGCATACTATTACTAAGTATAACCGCCATGTGTTCTCTTAATTCATTATACTTATCTAAGCCCATATTAGCTATTAAGTGTGGTGCATTTGTAGTACTAAATAATTGATTAGTTTTTTTAGCTATTTCAAATAGATTTCTTGAATGCTCCATATTCTTTATATAATCAAGATATACGTTATGTGCATTCATACTTAAATCATATTGGCCTTTAAAGGATGTTCTTTGCTTTACATTATTTGTAACAGCACTCATGGCGTTTATTGATCCATCATTATTTAATACTGAATTTACATCAATAAAATCTTGCTCAAAATTAGATGCATATTCTGGATAGTATAACTTCTCAGGAAATGGCATGCCAGTAGCCGCTTCATATACTGGTTCATAATCTACTTTATTATCCTCGTATTTCTGCATTAAGAAATCAGCATAATCCTTAAGATCTTGATTTTTATCCATATACTTAGCTACATCGGTTGCATTAACACCAGAAAAAGCTAATCTTCTAACACCATCTTCTACTCTTGATAGATTATAGTAATTTACCATGTGAGAATTAGTTATCTCATAACTTAATCTACTAGTTACTGGATTTTCTTCATTAGATATTGTTTCAGCTAGTCTATCTAGACCTTTCTTTTTAGAACCAAATATTTCATTAAATCCAGCATAATATTCTCTTATCTTAACTGCTTGACCATTCAATATATCGTGCATAGCTTTAATTAATGGTTTTTCTATATTATCAGTAACATATTTTTTTACAGCATCACTCTTCGCCCAAGTGTTTTTCAATAATGAATATATATCAGACATAGCATTAAGTGGATTTAATCCTCTAGCTACTCGTTTAAATACATTAGCATCTCTTCTTCTTACCGCTTCTCTAATATATGATATATTTTGTGCTTTATAACCTTCAACATTAGAAAGATTAGTTGGCTTTAAGCTATTAAATTGAGCTTTTTTATATAATTGACCATCTATAATAACAGATCCACCATTCTCTAGGAACTCAACAACTTCTGCTTCTCCATTTAAGATAACATCTGGAGTTTTAGCTAAACCCTTAAGTAGTGTTGCATTTTCTTTTCTTTTAGTTTCTTCTTGTTTAGTTTTTATAGTTTTAAAATCTGCTTTACCAGTACTTATGATAGCATCTATAATTTCCATTATAGCATCTAACTCTTCCTGAGTCTTTAATTCTAAATCATCTAAAGCTCCACTATTAATAAATTCCTTAAATTCTCTCTGAGATTCAACTGTAGTTTTACCTTTCCACTTATCGTTTACCTTAGTTAAGAATTCTCTTTTATTTTTTATTTTCTTTACAATATTTTTAGCTGTTAAAATTCTTTTAGCTTCAGCTTTATTCTCAACCATTTTATCAATTCTAGTAATGGCTGTGTCTAATGCCTTAGCTGTTTTAGCTTTACTTATTGAATTCATTAATAAATCTAATTGAGCTTTAGAGTAAAGTTCTTTTGGAAGATTTTGTTTAGCATAAGCTCTAATCTGCTCTTTCATCCCTTGAATGAATTTAACTGCGTCTTTAGCTCCTGCTTCTTTATTTTTTAACTGCTCTCTTAATACTTGACTATTAGTCATTGATACAGTAGGCTCTTCTTTAGCTGTTCCAGTTGCTTCGTCTACTTTTGCTTTAAACTCTTTAGCTGCATCTCTTTCTGCTTTGCTAACTCTCTTTTTAGGAAACTTTTCATTCATTCCCTTTTTATAATCTTCAAAAGCTTGAGCTCTCTGTTCTTTACCTAAATCTTTGTACCATTGAGATTCTTTAATTTTTTTAAATCCTTCAGTTATAGCCTTTGCAATACTTACTCCTGCGTCTACTGCTGTAGCTACTATTTCTAATGAGCCATTAAACGCTTCTTTAAATCCAGGTATAGCAGACATTGCCATTCCAGTTCCACTTATTTTACCAGCACGAATCCTATCGCCTAAAGATTCAAATTTTTCTTCTATTTTAGATTCTTCTTTTGACTCTTTAGTAATATTTAACATATCACCAGCATTAGATCTATCTCTTAAATAAGCGTTTAATTTCTCTCTAGAATCAAATAAATCATCTTCAGATAATAAATTTCCTATATCATTAATAGTAATTTCATCTGCTAAATTATCTAATTCATAAGGTAAATTGTTTACTTCTCCTTTTCTAGCTTCGGCAACTAAGTCAAGTATTTCAGACGCATAACTATCTGGAAACTTATTTCTAATTGAAGTTCTAAATGCATTTAATTCTTCATTAGTCATTGGTCTATCAATCCTATCCTGCCATGATTCTGCTTTTTCTTTTGGAGCTGCTTTTTCTGTTGACGATTCTGGTGATTTAGATAAAGTTTCGTCTTTAATTATGATTTGACTTTCTTTTTTAGAAGAACCTGAATCCATAGTTACAAGCCTAACTACCTGAGCAGTAGAGTTGTTAACTGCATCAGTTTCCTCTTGTCTAACTTGACTAACTGGCTTACCTTTAGAATCTACCTCTATTGTTTCAACTGTAGTTCCTGCTGGAATAGAAAATTCTGTAAGTGTTTTTTCGTCTTCTCCTTTATATCTTTTAGCAATAGATTCATCCAATGCTCCCCAAGTTCCTTTAACTCCAGGATGAGCAGTACGAATACTTCCGTCAGCATTCTTCTTGCCAAACAATCCTTTTAATACTTTTATAGGATTCTTAATAGTAACAAGTCCAACAGATGATTCAACTTCTTGTTTACCAGCGACCTCTTCTTCTGTTAATGGTGTGCTTACTAATTCTGGAGCTGCCTCTTCAGTAACTGCTGCTTGTGGATTGTATTCAAATTTATTTTCACCAACTTTTTTAAAGCCATTTTTCTCATAAAAATTACCTAACCTTTCCAAGTTAGTTTCAGAATCCAATTCATTTGTAGTATCTAAAACTATTTTCTTACCCGTTCTATCAGCCTCTGATTTTACTGTTTCAAGTACCTTTGTTCCTATGCCTTTGCCACGATTTTCTTTTCCTACATAAACAGCAGTTAAATTTAAATCATCTCCTTTAGGAGTTAATAATACACTTGCATCAGGATTTTCTTCTGCTATCTTATTATTTACTTCTTGTGCTGTGGCATAGTTTTCTTCTGGAGTTTTAGCTACCGCTTCTGCCATTGGAGCTTCTTCAGTTTCGACTACTGGCTTTACAGCAGCTAATTCAGCATCATACTTAGCATTGATTTTATCTCTTGCAGCTTTGAAACTTTCAGACTCAACCTCAACTACTCCATAAGCACCAACTACTGGCTCTTTAGATCTGTCAATTTTATATTTAGCCTCAAGTGCTGTTATCTCGTCTTGTCTTCGTTGTTCAATATCAACTTTCTTAGTGTCTACTTCTGTGGGTTCTTCTTGAACCACTCCACTAGGGCTAACCTCTTCTTTGCCTGCCCCAACGATAGGTTCGGTTTTGATAGGTTCTTTCCCTTTTGCGACTTCACCTGATACCCCTGGCTCGTTTTCTTGATCATTTACTACGGATTTATCTTCTAATTTATCTATTGCTTCTTTCTTTCCTTCTTTAGTCTTAACATATTCTGCGTATTCACTAACTGATCTCTCAGCAGAAGCTACGTCAGCTCCTATTTGAGCAAGTATTTTATCTAATCTAGCTTTCTTATCATCAGGTAATGCGAAGTATGCTTCTTTACTACTGGTTGGCGATACTATGCTAAATGCAGAACCCATAACAAATGTTGACAATAAGAATTCTTCAACCTTATCAATAGATCCATATTGCTCCTCAATAGCAGACATCATTTCTTGAAAGTTATCAGTTTGGCTATATATACTAGCTAACTGAGAGCCAGTTTCGTCACCTATTTCCGCTACCCCTCTTGCTGAAATCTTTCCAGCACTTTTCATTATATCAATAGCATCGCTAGTCTTATTGCCAAATATTGACTTAACCCATTTATACGCCTCAGTCTTAGGTGCTCCAGCCATTATTCCAGTAAGAGATTCAGATAGAATACCACCAGCTAATCCATTAAACCAATTTAATTCTCCTTCTGTAGATCCGACTACAGATCCACCAATCTCAAATTTAATACCTTGCTCAATACCAGCTTTAGATACTGGCAACAAGAATCTACCTAATTTTGTAGTTGATAAAGTAGCATCATATATATTTTCAGCTTTATTTAGGGTAGTTAATACCTTGCTAGTACCTTGAACTCCAACTAATAATTTCTCTAATCCAACTCCTAATTTTAAAATTCCAGGCCCTACCCCTCCAGTAAGCACAAGTGGAGTAATAATACCAACTGTAGAACCGCCCATTTTACCAAGATTCTCACGACTCATAAAATCAACAGCAGCTCTTTCCTCCATTCTTTGAATTGTAGCCTTATCAACATATCCATCAGGATCAAATCCTTGATTAGTCAATTCAGAAATCATTGTATTATTCATCTCAGACTTAGCAAAATATCCATCTGCCTTAGCTGTTTTTGGAGTTAATGTTTGAGCAATACCATTCATAAATGACTCAAAAAATCCAGTTGACTCATTTGTAAACCCAGTATCATTATTATAATACAATGTAGACATTTGATTTAGAGTACCTACATTTTGAAGGTATGTCTTCTCTACGTCTGATAATTTATAAAATCCATCCCAGTCAAATAAATCTTTAAATCTTCTATTAACAGATTGAAAATATCCATCGTCTAGATTATTATCTTTTGCTAATTTATTATTATCTGCTTGTAGTTGCTCATAATAAAAATCAAATCTTTGCTTAGGAGTTATATCTGAAGGTATAGCATTAAATATATTTTCTGCCATTGGAGACATATTAGTAGATACTGCCTGAACCAATTTTTTAGGTTGAGTTAAAAATACAGTAGACTTAGAAATTTCTTCATCCTCTATAATTATATCAATGTATTCTAACTTTTTTCTTTCCTTTAATAGTTGTCTATATAAATCCTGATACTCTGGTCTTGATGAATCACCTCCAAATACAGCTAATGATTTTTCTAATTTTTCTATATTAAATTGAGTATTTTCTTTATTAGATTTTTGCTGAATTATTCTATCGTTTGTAGCTGAGTATCTTTCATTGTTAAATTTATCATAAGCCTCATTCATTGAAGACAATTTAGACTCTATGTAATTTCTTTCTTTTGAATTTAATGATGGAGAGTATATATATCCACCATTCTTAGTGTCGGCCCTCATGTTCCCATTCTCAATATTCTCTAGCACAAAGTCAGACATTTTTGATGTTATCTCAAACAACTCTCTTGCATTTATCTGAATATTTGAATCATCTTTTAAATCAAAGTGTTCTAAATATGTTTTCTTTTTATTATCTAGAGACATTCTAGCTAAACTCTTTCCTTGCTGAACACCTTCATTTACTTTTACGTTAAATGCCTTAGATGCATTAAAGAATTCTTCTGCATCTTTCAATGATTCAGCAATTACAGATGCTTTAGCTACATCGTATTTTCCGTCTCCTATTATTTTCTTTATCTCTTGTTGCTTTTGGATTATACCATCTTTTTGTTCTTGGGATAATTTATCTCCCATTAACATATTTACATCCTTGTTAATGAACTCATTAGCATCTTCAAATGCTTTATCGTATAAATCAACTTTATTTAATGCATCTGAATTTAAAAGTCTATTAGTCTCATCAACCATGTTAGCATATCCAGTGCCGAAAGCTTTTATGTTTAATTTCTGTCCGTCAGTTCTTAATGTAGCTATCTCGCTAACCTTTGGTGTTCTATATGCATACTTTTCTAGCTTTTCTATTCTTTGATTTACATCTCCTTCAGTTAATGGTTGATATTTACCATTTACAGATCCTGCTTTATACCAATTATTACCTGACTTTTTGAAGCTAGCATCGCTATCAGGAAGTGAATAAATACCATCAGGTTTCCCTTTATAATCTACTAGATTAGCTACTTCTCTTGGTAAAGACTTTTGTATTTCAGCTTTTTTCTCATCGTAATTAAAATTTAAAGTTCCATCCTGATTATATCTTTCAGTTTCAGAACCTATATTTTTTCTTATTAATGTATTAAACGCTATATTATCTGCTACCATTGGGCTTCCAGATGCAGTTAAAACAGAATTAGCATTAAAGTCAGTTATATTACCAAATCTTTCTGATATATTTTTATCAGTATTAATTGATGCTTTTGACTTAACATCTTTCCCATCTCCAACTTGTTTAGCATCTCTTTCTAATAATGCTATTCTTCTAGCTGCATCTTTTTCTATAGGAAGGAAATTTCCAGAACTATCGTAATCTTTAAGCCACTTATCTTTACCTACTTTTTTATACATAGCATCTGGCTGACCAGCGTATACATAAGTTCCATTAGGTTTTTCTTTATCGTCTTTGTTTACCTTTCGTACAACTCCATCGCTATCTACCTTAATACCAGAAGCTTTATAAGTTGTATTGATTTTATCTAACTCAACTTTCTTGTCTTGCTCAGGACTCCCGATAGATAGTCCATCTTCTGTAATGAGAGACATTGGCTCTTCATTAATTACTTCTTCAGTTTTAGTTTCTACTGGTTGAACTATTGGATTTGGATCTTCACTAATATATAAACCATCCTCTGTGTATGAGCCTTGAGGCTTAATAGCACTTTCTCTAGGTTGGTCAACGAACATTTCTTCATTGAATCCTTGCAGATTTACTGGTGTTAAATTTAACTCAGAATATAATCTGTCTTCACTTGATTGTTCTGCTTGAATTTCAGGCTGAATAACCTCTTCTTGAATTGGAGCTGTAGGAATATCTTGTGTAGGAACAATAGCTTCAGGCTGTGCACTTGGTTGTACACTAGCCTGAACTTGTTGTTTTGGAAGTTTTATATTGAATTGTTCTGCTGTAACTTCTGATTCTGGAGAAGATTGTATAGTTTCGCCAAATCCACCAGTTTGAGTAGACATTAAGTCTTTAGAGCTTGTAGCCATCTTATATCTTTTTTACAAATATAAGAATAGTATCTTAATTATAATTATTACTCAGCTCCATATCCACCACTTCCGCTAGAAACTTCTGATTCACCAACCCCACCGTATGATTCTGAAGATTCTTTAGCTTTATACCCCCATTGAATATCTTTATTTGCTGCACTACCAGCGGTACTTATGTTTGATACTTCACCAATAACTTCTCCTGGTAATTCTGATTCTATATAATTGACTCCAGTTCCACCAATTCCAGATGAAGGTCTAACTACGTAAGCTTTTTCTATATCTCTAGATATTGTGCACTTATTTTTACTGGCATTATATTGAGCTAAATTAGATCCATCAGCTTTTAAGTATATTGTAACTCCATCTTTACTTATAAATGCTGGAAGCAATTCAGTTCTAATTACTTTTGTACTAATAGTACCTGGAGATACTTCTCCAAAATTATCTTTATCTGTAGATGAGAATGTCTTTTTTGTTCCTGCTGAACGTATATCCTTTTTTGATTTTGATATTTTATCTGCTGATAACTTCATGTCAACCCATTGTCCATTTTCTTGCTTCACTTGAACTGAGAATAATCTTATAGCATTTCCATTTCTATCTATGGTAGGTTTAGTATCCATTTTAGCATCAAACTTAGGTATATAAGATGATATAGCTCCAGTTACGGCATCTACACCAACATCAGTACCAGGGAAATAAGTTTTAGCTATTTGAGCTATTCTGTCTGCTCTTTTAGCAGGACTCAAATTAGGATCAATTCCAGCTAATTCTTGTTGATATGATTTTCCAGTATTTTGATTTATCGCATCAGTCATTTGACCATCAAACTGTCCAAATAATGAAGCTTCATTTGTTTTCTTCATATACTCAAACTCTGCCTTCTTCTGGGCTAAATTAGCTTGCCATTGATTAGCATTTTTACTAGTCTTATAAGAAAGAATAGTAGATTCTTGTATTTTTGATGCAAATATCTTCTTTAAATTTTCACCTTGTTCTTTTGATGCATTATTACTTTCTATCCATGCATCAACCATATCTTTATACTTACCACCAAAATATTTATTTACACCAGTAACATAAGTATCAGTATCTGTATTACCATCTTGAACTTGCTGTAAGAATGCATCTCTTTCATCTATCCATTTTTGAGAACTATATTCTCCTCCAGTTTTTAAATTTATAGGAGACTCAGACATATTCTTTGGATCAAGCATAAATTCAGCTTGTTTAGTAATCCAAGGAACACCATTTATGTATACTTTAGCATCATTAAATAATGAAGTCATATTTGATTTTCCTTCGTATATATCATCAAAATTATCTATTTGTCCAGATAATACTTTTTGAGCTAATTCAATAACTTCATCAGGTTGATATGTTTCTTCATCTGTACTTTTAGTTCTAATATCATTAGCCCATGCTACAGCTCCAGTAACTTCCTTTGCTTTAGCTTGTATTCTATTCAACTTAGCTACGGAATCTCTATCTCGCATTACTGCGTCTGGATCAAAATCATGTTTTTCTAATATATCAAAAGTAGTATTTGTAGCTAATTCTCTAAATTTAGTATCATATTGATAAGATGTTTCTGGAACTTCCATTAATGCATCTATCTTAGCTTGTTTAGCTTTAGCTGCTTCAACCAATGCTCTTTTTCTAGCATCATATAATCCCATAGGAAGTCTAGCTCCAGGAGCTGCAAATATTGGAACTGATCCTATATATTTACCGCTATAAGTACCTACGTTTATATCTTTATTTATGTTAGGGTAATAATCTTGAACACCAAGTCTCTCAACTACAGCTTCAGGAACTTCAGATATTCTAGTTCTTACGTCTTTAACTACGTCTTGTTCTACCTGATCTTTAGTAGCAGTAGCCTCATAAGCTGGTCTACCATTAGCCGTGCCGCCACCAGCTACAACATCTGACACCATTGAGCCATCGCCAATTATTCTATCAGTTTCTTGTGATGCTAGATTACTTATTTCATTAATTGCTTTATTCGCTAAATCTGTTTCCTCAGCTTTTAATTTAGCTTCTTCTATATCAGCTGCTTCTTTTAGTATTTTAGATTTATCTATATCTTCAGTTGTAGATTTTGGATTAGCTATAACTTCTTTAAGTATAGCATCTCCAACATTTGGAGTAGTTGCCGCACTTTTATTTACTTCATCCTTAGCTACATTAGCAGATATAACATCTGGAGACGCTTCTATTTGTTTTTCAGGATTAACAATTTGAGTATCAGTAGGTTTTACAGATACTATATTTGAAAGTATAGATGGACTTGTAGTTTCTACTGTTGCAACCGCTTCTTTCTCAGTATCTTTTACTAGAGGAACATTAGTAGCTGTTTCATCTTTTACTGGAGACACATCAGCAACAACTTCTTCTTTAGGTTTGCCCATTTTTGGCTCTACTGGCCACTCAAGAGATATACCAGTTCGTTTATCTGCTCTTGCTACTTTCTTAGCTAATCTTGCTTGTTTTCTATCTTCTGCTGGCATAATAATGTTTTATATAATTTTTTTATGCTGCTGTACTTCCGCCTTTTGCAACTTCTTCTTTTTTCTTTTTCTTAACTCCAGGCCCACCGCCTAAACTTGCTAATAAATTATCAGTACCAGCAGATGTATTTGTAGCTCCTTTAGCTGCCATTTTAGTTGATCTGAATGTGGATAAGTCTGATTTTCTTTGAGCCATTTCAGATGTCTGTTCTCCAATCTGTTTAGAGTAATCAGCCGCTAATGCAGCAGAAGTTTGATTTATATTTTGAAGAGCTGGATTTATAATAGACGCTAACATTCCAGTATTCACTGGGCCTCCTGCGTTAAAAGCAGATTGCCCTGCTGTTTTTGCCATTTGACGAACAGCCGTTCTTGAGGCCATATCTGAAGTTCCAGTAAGTGCTTTAGCTTGTTGAGTTTTTAATCCACTTAATACTTGTCTAGACATTGGATCTTCACCTGGAGGAAGTAATGCATCTGCTTTCTTTGTTTGCATAGCTCCTAATGCCATTTGTCCAACTGCCATTGCTGGCTTTATTACCTTCTTTGCTACTTTTGCTGCTGCTAATGCTGCTAATATTGCTGACATATTTTTTTTTATAAAGTTAATAATTATTTTAACATTTTGTATTGTACCCCAGTATTTGTTACTAAAAATTCCTCATCTGATGTACTAACTATTTTGAATATAACTAGTCTTCCTTGTTGTCTATAATAAGGAGATAATAATTTTCTAGGTATATAACATTCGTATCCAAAGTAATCTTTTATGCTTAATGGATTAAGCACAGAATCTACTACCGAAGAGAATGTATCCGTTTTATAGTCATCGTATGAATCATAGAAGTATATCTTCTCTGGTTTACTATTTGAGTTTACTCTTATTCTTATAAATTCTTTATCTGAATATATTTCCTTATCAGAAACTCCAGCTACATAACATTCAATAGGATCTCCATTCAATTCATTCCCTACACCAAGTTGGTAAGTTTCAGAATCCTTCATTCCATATAGCTTATTTCCTATGTACAAATACTTGTCGTACAAGTACGAACTTTGGCATTGAAGAGCAGATTGGTCTATTCCGTATATAAGTGTGCTTACAGCGTCTTTTAATTGGTTGTTTAGTACACTCATTATATACTCTTTATTGAGTACATTAAATCCACCACATAATTTTGAACTATAACCTATTCCTAAGTTGGAAATAAATTTAGTATTCAATAAATCAAAGAATCCAGTTTTAGATATCTCAGTCAATGAATTTCCAGCGAAAGAATATGCAGATGTATTATTAACAAAAAATATAGCATTTGAGTATTCAGCCCATGACCTCCATGTCTCATCACTCATTCCAATACTTCTATCTATCCATAATTGGTTTAATATACCTCCTATATCAGAACCAACAGTAGCTAGTTCGTTTGCGTTTATCTCATGGATAATTCTCTTGTCTATAACTAAAAGACATATTCCGCTATCCGTAAATGCGTACAAGTTATTTCCCTTATCTTCTGACAATGCACTCCAAGCAAACTTTATACATCCCGTATCATCAGATATATCATAATAGTTAGGAACTGGGAATGTCTTTACGGTATCTGAATTCTGAACATTCACTGGTCTTTTCTGTGACCAAACTATTCTAGTACAGAAATCTGTTTGCTCTGTATATCCAATTAATGGTACACTTGTATATGTATCCGTAGTCTGTGACTTTGAGTAATCTATATTTACTTGTGGCAAGAATCTAAATCCACCAAAAGGCCATAAATTCCACTCATACCCATAGTCATTAAAGTAATCAGGTCTTAAGTGATTGTCTTGTTCAAATGTTGTTCTCTCAGATTCATTACCAGTCTTCCACTTGTAAGGTCTTGGTATATAGTTTATTAAAGGGAATGTCTGATCTGAAACTGCCTTATCTGGAGATTCATTATTAAACTGAAAAGATAAATTACATCTAGTCTCAGCAGTCCACATTAATATAAGTTGTCTTATAAATGCCGACCTACCGAATACGCTTGAGAATCTAAATTTATCTGTTGAGTAGTTATGTCCACCAAGTATATCTGAATTTATCCAAACTCTATAGTTATCTGCATATTTATAGCTTCTAAATGGAAATGGTATATTCATTAAGAATTCATTCTCAGCAGATGCAACTTTACCATTACTAGAGTATTGATTATCTTGATGAGACCATACTGAATCATTAATATATGTATCTCCACCAAATATTCTTACTGGTATTCTATTATCATATTTTACATATACTTTATATCCAAGTGGAACAATTGTAAACTGCTCATAACCAGTAACAACACTAAATTGAAGCGTAAATCCTTCATATAGTTTAGGTGAATTCTGATTACTCTTATATATACCAAATATTTGATATGTTCCAGATGAGTCAGTAACTGTAGTCGATCCATCAATACTAACATCCATAGCAACTAAAAGAGCAGTTACAACAGCTCCAGATAAAAACTGAGCATTTAACCAACGATATTCTATTCCGTTCTCATCCTCTAGATATACAAATCTATATAATGAGTTATAACTATTGTATAGTTCTCCAGTTATTTTAGGTATACAATCTTCCCATCTCTCAGAAACTAATTCAACTGTTTGATAATCAGCACCGCTAGACTCTAATACTAAAGACTTGAATTTTATATAGTTACCAGTATACTTGTACTGAGTAGTAAGTCCTGGATTTATGTTTACATCTTTTACAAGGTTTATAACGTATAATGGCTCTCTCCAATTCATTACGCCATCGTCATAAGCATCTCTATCTCCAGCTGTATACATTTCATTGTATATATCTTGAGACAATTCAATATCCAAATACTCTTGCAAGCCTGTCTTAGTAGCAATTATAGAAGCTGTATTTACATTGAATATATTATTTGTTCCATTATTAGATGGAAAAGAGGGAGTATCACTAGGTGAGAAATTCGTATACTTACCATAAGCTACATATCCAAAACCATCAGGATCTGGAAGACCAGTATCTGTACCTAACCCTGGGTTAATAGTTCCAACTCCAGGAATTCCTATTCTATCTCTTAATACTCTAGCGTATGTAATTATATCAGCCCCCTCATCTCTTGTTCCATCACCAATATCTACTGGACTATTAATGTGAGAATATACTTCTGAGAAATAACCAAGAGGAGATACACATTGTATCTGATATGTAGTTGGACTATTTAAGAAATCCTCATAAATATCTGGAGACGTATGCTCTAAGTCAGGGAAATAAGCGTGAAGATGATTTTTAAATTTACCTGAATCATTTCCTAGTCCATCATTAGCGGTAAATAAAGAATAGAATCCAAGACCTTGAGCCAATACTCTTTTTGCTGGCTCTGTTTGAACAACCGAAAAACCATCTGTAAAATCTGGATAAGTTAATAATCCTTTGAATGCTGCTCCTTGTGCGTAATAATCAAGACCAAATGCTTGTGGCTTAGAAGGAATAAAATCATCATAAGCTGCTGATACCTCATCATTTATTAGAGATGGATAATTACTTGTATTATCATTCTGTGATGTAGGATGTAAAGTAGCATACTCTTGATTATCTTCAAAGCTAATTAATTGACTTTCAGAAGTTTCAGTTTTAAACTCTGAATCATAATGGTCAAAAACTTCATTTGTTAATGTTATATCTCCAACTGTATTTGCTGCCTTTACAGCTCCTAAGTAAGATGTACCTAATGATAATGCTGATATCTCATCTCTTCTATTTGGAAATGGAAAGTTCTCAGCTCCATCTATTTGTTTAGCATAGCTTGGATTATTGTTATCATCAAATAATACTACAGCAAATCCAGTTCTTTCACCACGCATATTACTTTTATACATTGCTGCATTGTATACGTGCTTATGTCCTTCTTTGCCAATCTTTTGTATTGTTGGAAATATTAAATCTGTATTATCTACAAAAGTAATATCATCATTTAAATTTTTTGATTCATACCCAATATTCATTAAGTATAATCTCTCATTAAAATATCGAATTGACTTAGCTCTTCTTATTGAAGAATATTTACTCGTCTGCTCTGCTAAATCTAAAACTACCGCACCTTCAAATAATGCTTCTGCTCTATCTAGAACATCTATTACATTCAATCCAGTAAGAACGGGTATACTTGCAATAATCTCAGATACTGGTGGGTTACCAAATGGATCTCCAGCATACCATGAGTCTCTTCTTAATTCTATAAAAGAAAATTCAGAATCATTTTCGTACTTTATTTTTATATGATTTCCATAAATAGTTGAACTAGATACATTTGGCTCATCACTAAATGTTCTACTGTTAGGGAAATATGGATCAAATTGACTGCTATTATTTCTAACTACTGGAATCAATTCAGTAATTGGAGAGAATGGAGTTCTATCACCATCTATTGATACATATCTATATGAGTAAGAATAACTACCAACAGCCAATCCTGACGTTCCAACTACTACGTTAAATGAGCCAGAAGAACCTGCTACTTGAGCTACAAATGCTGGCTTATATAAAATACCTTTTGTCTGTATAGTATACTCATCAAGATTAAAGTCATCAAAGTATTTTTGATTACATAGGACACCATCATTTAACATTCCAGAATTAGACATTAAGTCTTTTACTGAAAATACCATTGGAGGAGTTGCATTGTTTGTGATGTATATTTCACCACCTACACAAGCTTCATTCTTATCGTATTGTAATGGATAATTAATATCTATAGGAAAGTACTCACTCATTAATACGATTTGTCCATCTATTCTCATAAATGGAAACTCACCTACCTCAGTAGATGCCCAAACCTCAATGATATGCATATTAACTTCTAGCGTTAGCATACATTCGTAATCAGCACTTAATGTACCTGGTACAAGAAGAAAACATCTATTGTCTGAATTGTCAAATAATAAATCTTCTCCCTTTATTTTCTTTTTAGCAAGATTGTCACCATCCATTGACATACTACGCATATTTAGAGCGTCAACATGAAGGCCAGTATCATCAGGGCCTAACATCTCTTTGTTAGAATCTGAATTTATACCTTTTTCGTATGTCTTTATATCAATAGGAGAATGCTGTTGTTTCATTTTGCTCTTCTTTTAAATGGCAATAATTCATTTGCTTTCTGTTGCCTCGCAGCACATCCGCAATCTTCGTTACCAGTTGCTTTAGCTACAAATTTAGCAATTTTATCAATACCAGTTGTCCTAGTGATAGCAGCTATTAAATCGCCAGCACCAGTCATCTTTGGTCTATTGGCTTTATGTATCATATTACCACTTTACGACATTACTCCAAAATGCGGCACTCATCTTGCCTTTAGCTATATTCTTAGCGTGTCTTGTTTTAAATCTTTTTCTTCTACTAGCATAAGCTGCTGATTCACCTTCTTTTTTAGGTGATCCTTTAACTCCTTGCTGTCCGAAACGAATTATCTTTTCAACACCATTTTGACAAGCCTTTACAACGTGTGATTTAGTTCTATGGCTAGGAGTTGATTTTGGAGAATTGCATTTCAGCATCTCCTTTCTTAACATCTCTGGCATAACAATTATTTTTCTGAACGATAATTTTTCATTGCTTCTCTTCTGTCTTTTCCTTTCTTCCAAGAACCAGCAGCAAACTTTTCTGCTTTTCTTTCAGACTTAAATCCAAATACTTCACCTCTCTTCTGAGCTTCTTTATATGCTGCGTTTCTATCTTTATCTCCGCCTAAATCTTTCCATGATCCATCTTTTTCTGGAAATATAGTTGGATTTACTTGATACTTATATTTACCTTCACCTTCTCCTGATTCCATTTTATGAGTAGATACTGTTCCATCTTCATTATTTCTTTCCGTAGGTCTAATAGCTCTAGCTAAAGCTTTTCTTTTTCTAGTAATTAAATTATCTTCTATTGGCATAACAATTATTTATGGTACATCGAGCTTATATACTCCTCTAACGATTCTTTCTCTTTGGTATCCATCCCTTTTACTCTTTTCTTTGCCTTGTTCCAACTTCCATTAACTAAGTCAGTTAGCTTTGTATATGCATCAGTCCATAAAGGTCTGTATGTACGTACATCTCTAGATTTCATAGCATTATAGAATCTTTCTTCAACATAATCAACAACTGCTCTTTCAAAAAAACGTGGAACATTAGGTATATCACCATTAGATACTCCCATTCCGTTATATATGATTCTTATGTATGGATATGCTGTACATTCTCTGCTCAACATAATTAAACCATTCTGAACATTGTAATAAAATTTAGGCCCGTGATAACCTTGAAGATTCATTGAGTTATAGCTTTGGTTTGGCTGATAGATGTCATTTGAGTTACTTCCGTCATCTTTTACCTTAGCAGTATATCCAGTTCCGTCTTGTGTATTGTTAAAAAGTCTCTTCCAATAAACTACCTGACTCTTTTGTGGATTACAGATAGTTCCAGTATATAAATAAATCTCACGAATATTAAATACGTTTTCAGGCATTTTAATTTGACAATTCGTAGGCATATTTAAATCATCTTGAACTTTAAGCCAAAATGTATCAAATGAAAGCTCCTGAATAGCATCTTGTATTCTAGATATATACCATCCCTTTGGGAATCCTTTTTTAAAATCAGAATCATTAACAGTAGATGTTATCTCTGCTAGTAAGTGATCTATTGATACAAAATCGTTAGCTGTCATTTTTTATTGTATTTATTAACCTTGAGCTGATGCTTCTGGTAATTGATTATATCTTGTATCTGCTGCGTTTTCAATTACAGCACCATCTTGTCCATCATTAACAATCTCATCAGGAACTAACATCACGTATCTACCTAATTGTAGAACTTGCATCATTAACTCTTGAAGTAACTCGTCTGGAATAGAAATATGGTCATCTAAGTTACAAACCAACTTCGGATCTAAACTAGATTTTATAGCTATCTCAACATCAAGTATTTCAGCGCACTCAATTCCAAGTAAGTATAATCTATTAACTCCAACTCCATCAATTTGATGTCCAATTCTATAGTAGTAAGGACTATCTAGTGAGGGCTTAGTGTATTCATCAAGATACAAATGCTGTACAGATCCAAGATTCACACCCTGAAACCATCGTTGAGCAAACATCGGCCCATCACATTTACAACTTTCAATATTATATGTTATGTAGATTATAGCTCCATTATTCTGAAGATCCATTATCTGAGTTGGCAAATCAATATACTTCTTTCCATTTGCATCTGTTAATACTGGAACACTACTAAATGTGGAAGTAAATAAATCAGAATTAGTTATTGCATTTTGCTGTACACGTATTCTATTCGCTACAGTTAATACCCAGTATAGAATTTGATTAAAAGTGAAGTCAGCATCATCAAATGATGCGCTAAAGCTTTTCTGTAAGTCATAAACTACATATCTATACGTCATATTATAATAATGTTAGTAATTGTTGTATATCTTGGGTTGAAACTGAGTTCAAAGTTGTTTGGTCTCCTTGTTTGTAAGAGATATAATTTAATGCTTTATCAAATAGCAATTGGAATACACTATTTGGAAAGTTTATAACATCATTTATTGTAAGAATCTCATCTGGTTTCTTAACCCAAAATATTGTTACTTTCTCATTTATAAGTCTAGGTCTTACTTCTATCTCCTGAGAGAATGAATCGTTATATGAATCTCTGTAGTTTATGGTAGATAAATATGCATATCTTTTTAAAGAGTCACATATTTGAGTTCCTTCGTATCCGTTTTCAAATGGATTTTCTCTTGATGTAGCCCATTCTTCAACAGATAGTCTCTTACAGCTATTAGATGATGCAATATGAATTAGATTATCTAAGTAGTAGCTTCTGTTTGTGTCTGGAGTTACTGGCACTGGAACTAATGTATTTACTTGAAAGTCTATCTTCACATATACTGACAATATTGTCCATAGTTCTTCAGGAAAAACATTCAGGGATACTCTGGAGTTATTGTTCGTTAAGAACACCCCAGAGTATGCCAATTCCCTAAAAATTTCCTCGCCTATTTTATTTTGACCATACGCAGAATTAATAACAGAAGTCAACCATTTTACAGAGGCATTTATTGCAGGGATATAATCTAAACTGTCTAAGTAATGATCAGATCCTTCCGCATCTAATGCGAATGCTAATTGATTTCGTAATTCTAACGCAGTAATCATAATAATTAAGCTATTGTTTTTTCTACTATACTTCTTCCTCTTTGGTCTACAATAGAATTTTTAATTCCACCATAAAGCATCTTCTCTTGTTGAGCGATTGATCTCTTAGCAATAGTCTCTACAAGTTGCTTACGCATCATCTCAGGACTCTGACTAACAGAAATTCCTTCTTGTTTTGCTCTAGCAATAATCTGCATATCAGATAACCTTGCAATAGACTGCTGTGCCTCAATCATTTTCTGCGCCCATGTAGCATCAACATTCATTGCTGACTCCATATTTTCATAGAACGCAATTCCAAATTGACTATGATTTCTCAAGTAATCAACTACTTCTCTTGACTGAACCTTTACAGAAGATACGGATACAACTTGAATGTTTCCTTTTACTCCTCTTTTCTTTGTTCTAATCAATGGTTGGAATCTAAGTGCGCCATGTGGTGGTACATCTTCAGCTCCTCTTTTCTTATCTCCATGAATAGAGAAGTTAAATGAGAACGCAAAGAATACTACTGGTGCATCTAACCAATCATCTTCAAGGTCTTTAACATAATCTAAATCATCATCTAGTTCTTTTTGAGCAGATAATAGATTTAATTTATTTAATTTTAAGTTGAATGTATTGGTTAATTTCTCTTCCATTTCACGCATTAACTTTTCTACAAAAGATAAAGGCATTAATGGTTCTTTTTCCTCAACTACATTCTCCTCAACTGTTTCTTCAATGTGCAATTCCTGAGCTACTGTTTCTTCAGTTTCGAGAACTACATCTTTTTGTTTTTTTTCTACTGCCATAATATTTTATTTAAAATATGAGGGAGAAGATTTTCCCCTCCCTCAATTTCATTAATGATTATTTCTTATTGTACATCCAACCAAGCGCAAGCAAGTGGGTTATGGAATTTAACTCCCATGTTACAATCAACCCAAACATCACCATAACGCTTAGGAACTCCATCCTCTAATTTAAGAGTATCTCCAGAACGCTCACCCCATAATTGTGTACGCTTAATATTTTTCATATCAAGAATAACAATACGGTTAGCAAAAGAAGCAGGGAAAGATGCAGCATCTTCAAATCGCTTGTAAGGTACAAGAACGATACGAGAAGAACCAAGGTTAACCTCTTTCAAGTTCAACAATGCGATATCATCATTTGGTGCATAACGAGTCAATTCTTCTTTGTAAGCCAAAGATAACATACGATGCATACGTGGTGTCATAAACGCCATACGTGCTTGTCCGTAATCTCCGTACTCAGAAGACAAAACGATATCTTCAAATGCATCAACCAAAGTAGCTGTAGTAGCAAGTGCGTTAGGAGAACCAGCCTCTAACATTGAACTAAATACACCACCAGTAGTTTTAGCTACAGTACCATTTTGTGTAACAACTTCACCTTTTTGTCCTGTCCAAAATGCATTAGATAAGTCAATTCGGTGTTGGTTAAACATTGCACTACGCTCCATTTCAAGGAAGTTAGAAGTAGTACCCATGTTTTTCAACTTGTGCAATTCAACTTCTGAGTAACGGATAGCTTTGTTGAACAATTGTACGTAGTTGTTACGTTCGATTGTAGAAGCACGGAAGTACTGAGCAAAACCTTCAGAACCATCGTAGTCAACAGTAGATACGTTAGCCAATACATCATCAACTGCAACAGCTGGTAAAGTATCACCATTGTATGGAGAAACAGTAATCGTTAACAAAGATGTATCAACAAAAGTAACATTACCTTTTTGTCCATTAGGATAAGAGATAATTGTGTTAGTTGAAATGTTCTCTACAGAAACTACAGAAATAGTTTGAGTAGTTGGGAAAGAAACAGATCCAGAAACAGCAGTAGCTACTAATGGCTCTCTTTGGTAACCCATTTCTTGATAGAAGAACTCATCAGAATTGATTTGCTCTGCTTCAACCATATTCAACAACTTCAAATCCATGAATTGTTGTGGTGCAGCATCAAAAATCGCACGATTAGTTAATTTTTGAATCATTTTAGACACATCATGTCCGTACAATTCTGCATATTCAGAACCAACTGCGTTTAAGTTTTGGTTATTGAATTTTGCACTTAGGTCATTATATAATGCCATAATTTACAGTTTAATTTACAATTTATAATTTACAATTTATCACGAATAAGGATCGCCTTTAAACAATCCACTCAAGTGACCTACTGCCTGAGTATTCATCCCCTGGGTTGTACCAGCTGATTTATTTTTTCTCAATGCTTTAGGGCTTGAATCAACTATCTTCTGATTAGCCTCACTCTCACCTTTTCTTTTTGCTGACTTCTTAACAGTTTCCAACATCTTCTTACCATACATCGCATAAGCTACTAATTCAGCAGCGTCTTCATTATATGCTCCGTCTTGTTTCATAAACAAATTATCTAGTTTCCCCTCAACCAAGATACTCCGAATTTTGCTAATTTCGGACTTACTGAAGTCAGGGTAAGCCTTACCAAGATTCTCAACGGAAAGTAGCGCACTCTTCTTCATATTCTGAAATTCAGAATTCTGCTTTTGAATGAACTGCTCACGATCAGCCTCTATTGCTTGTTTGTCTTCGCTAAACATTCGTTTTGTTGTTCTTGCTAAAAGCTTTATTCTATCCTCAAGTTCTTCTTCGTCTATTTTGTCATCCTTAAATGCCTCATATAACTCATCGTACTCGTCTGGAAGATAATGCTGGACAAGGTTTTCAATCTCCTGATCTCTAAAATCACCTGAAAAGTCCAGTCTTTCATTACTGCTAAAAGCTTTAGAGTAATCATCACCAGCAGCCCATAACTGAACCGCCATTCTAATGTCTTGTGGCATAGCCTGAAGATCTGATGATAATGCCTCAAAATCTCTTTTGACATCAGCACCTTCTTGGGCTTGATTTCTCCACGTATCTACAGAAGCAAAGAACTTTGAAGCGTCATTCACACCATAATGGGAATTGATAAAATTAATCATTTCCTTTTGCGGTTCGAAATTCAGCTTTACCTCTTTAGCTTTTTTAGGAGTAGATAAGATTCCAAAAATGTCTTCAACATCATCTTCTTCTTCGTCTTCAGATTCGGAATCCTCTTCCTCTTCTTCTTCCTCTTCTTCTTCATTTGCTTGAGAGCTTGTAGATAAACTAGCCATCAAGTCTTTGTACTCTGCCGAGTTTGCGAAAGATTCATCCATCTGTGCCAAAGCTTCTATCTGTCGAATCTGTTCACTCATTTCTGGCGTGAACGATTCTTCAGAGTAATTATTAGCTTCAGATGCACGATCAATTTCTTGTTCAAAAATGTTCTCGCTCATAATTTATTATTTATTTGTCAAAAATAGTAATTTATTGCATTCCGTTATTTTTAAGTGCCTCTCTTTGTAGTTTAGCATTTTCTTTTATCGCAATCTTTTCTACCTCTTGTCCATGTTTCATTTGCTCAAATCCTACAGCTTCTTCTTTAGCTGCTTGTTCTTGTGCAACCATTTGTTGTTGCTGGTCTGCGTTAGATGCTATGCCTTGAGCGATACCTTCATTAGATGCTTTATCTGTCATTGATTGAGCCTGATTCTTAAGTTTTTGATTTTGTCTTAATGCATCAGCTATCAATTCTGGACTTGACCTATTAAATAAGTTGATAAATATTGGTTGATCTATCATTCCAGCTTGTAGCAACGTAAATAATAGTTGATTACCACTATTGATTCCTTGCTCTGCAGATTCTGCTCTCTTAATAAATATTCTATAATCTTGTAATAAATGGTCTTCTGTTAATGTGATACTCTTAAGTCCAGCATCACCAACCATTATAGATAGCTTTCTTGGATTGTCATAGTATATAGATTTACCTATCGTAGCCATGTGTTCGTATGCCTGCTTAAGTATTGATGTCAATGCCCAGTAGAAAGGCTCTTGAACAAGAGATCCTCTTTGTATTTGAGCTTCAACAACTCCAACTAGCATATCACTTCCTCCCTGAGTACCAGTCATTGCTTCGTTAACACCAGTTACATCCTGGATACTTTGCTGAACCGATTCAATAACTTGGAACAATTGTAGCGTTCCACCCCCAATGTTTGTTCCGTATGTACCAATAGCGTTCTGAACAGAACCAACTCTATCTGTATCTACAAAAATAGGTTTAGAAGCATTAATGTTTCTCATTATATCTGCCTCACCATCTCTGTCATCTACAGCAGATTTAGATATAACAGTACCAGTACCTCTCATGTTTGATAAATGAGATTCTACTACTGATAAAGTTCTATTTAAGAATCTTTGTGGATCAATAACATCATCAAGTGGAGTAAGTATCTCGCCTCTATCGTAAACCCAAGTATAACATTTGTATGGAAACTTAACATTCGCTGGATCATATAGATTCTTCTCTTGGTATGGCATGATACCATATTCTAAAACTATATCAGCAATACCAACTTCTTCTTGTGGGATTAAAATGCAGTATCTAAGAACGTCAACATAAATTGTATGTTTCTTCTTGTCACCCATTTCGTCTTTATGCTTCTGAGTAACTGGCTCAATTAAATCTTTATCAGAATACTTTGAGTCAGCGTGATTAATCATTGTGTAGTAAGGATAGCCATGCTCATCTTTAACCCAACCATAATCTCTTCGCTCAACATCTTTCCAATATACTTCATAGACTGGAACTTTACCTCCTGCTTGAGTATATATTCCATTCATAATTTTATGAACACCTTTAGATCCATCTTTGCCATAGTTCTCTATAGCATCCATTTCATCTTTACTAAGGTTTTGGAATCTTTCAAATATGCTTGGACTATCCATGTAGTACCACTCACCCATGTGTTCTGCATCTGATAAATCAGGTTTTCTAGCAGACATATCCCATAAGTAGAATAATGGATTGATTGATTCAGCTACATAATTGTCATTATGCTCGTACCCTTTATAGATTCCTAGACCGCAAAGAGCTAAGTTTCTAGTTATTTGTACTTTTAATTCGTCAATATTTATTTCAGCAGCAATAAATTCAATAAGATTATTTACATCTTTTTCGTGCTGTAACACAAATGTGTTTTGGAAAAGTTCTTCTGTCTCTTGCTCTGTGTCCATTATTGGAGCAGCACCTTTTATAATATCTTTATAGAATGGGAAAGCCTCAGCCATTCCTTGAAGTCCTTTTAATTTCTTTAAGTCTTCTTCTCTTTTGTTTATTACGAAATCAGATATGCAGTTTGCTCTAGCGTCATAAGATAAACGAATAGCATTACCAACGTATTGTTGAACCATTGGCTTGATAACATTCTTTGTCCACTTAAGTCTGTTTCTAACGTCTCCTGATTCATCAAGAAAGAAAGACTCAACATCTTCATCGAATATCCATTGACCATCTTGTCCTTTAAAGAAAGACCAGTTCATTAAGCATTTACTTATATATCTTCGATAGACATCATTACTCATTGATGACAAACAGAATTTTGCATATTGACTATGGTAACTCTTATCTTTTTTAGCTTGAAGCTTGTTTGGCCTTACTGCGCTATTGTTAAATATATAACTCATACTATCTTAATACATCATTAATACCAACTAATACTTTTTTATTCGTTTTGTTCTCTACTGTTTTAACTCCGTATGCAGTCTCTAGTCTAGAAACCATATCGGGTAATTCAGAATGAACCTTCACTATCAAATCAGTATATTTCTTTTTTTCATCAATGTCCATAGCTGCTAATGTTGCAGCATCAAGAATAATCATGTCGTTAAGCATGTCGAACATATATTGGCTCATTAACTTTGCTTTAAGTCTGTACTCAGGATTGAATGATTCCATTTTTGTAATGGCTATCCTCAACTCTTCTGGCATTTCTCCAGCAATTATATTTTGAAGGTCTTTATGTGAAGTGTAACTTCTACCATAGACTATCTCCAAAGCCTTTTGTAACCTATCCCTTTTGCTTAACTTGTAAATAGGAGATGTTCTATTTCCTAATAACCAGCAAAGTCTTACTTCTTTTACTTTGAGTAATTTAAACTCTTTCATTTCGGATAACTCAGGGTATTCTATTCTTAAATCCCCCTCTGTTTCTATTCCAAAAAGAATTACATTAACATTTTTTTCTTCCATCTTTATCAAATAAGGGTACGAGAAATTAATCCCGTACCCCGTAAAGATAATCTAAAATTAGATAGTTGGTGTTCCTGTGTATGCAGCAGCAGTAGCAGTAGTTCCACCTACAGCAGCATCAAGAGCAGCAGCGTAAGCAGCATAGCCTCCGTTTGTAGCATCAGCGAATACCAATACGTTTGTAATTTTATAAACAAAAAGACCAGTAACAGCATTGTGACGAATCAATTTACGAACTCTCAACAAGTACTTAGTGTAGTTAGCAGTAAGAGAAAGTAAAGACAAGTTGTTAGAAAGATACTGAGAAGCATCAGCATAAGTTCCAGAAGGAGCAACGTAAGGAACAGAGATGACAACAGCGATATTAAATCCGTTTGTTACTGTCATTTGTCCGTAGTTAGCAGAAGCAGAAGTCAATGTAAGAACATCAGTTCCAGCATTGTAAGAAGCAACAACACCTGAGAATAGGTCATTATTGATTCTAGTTACGAATGCAGCACCAATTTCATCAACTGTAGCTGAAGTGTCTGTAGAAACGATGTAAGATTTTTCTACTGCTGGAGATCCATTACCATCAACAACATTTGCGTGTTGGATTGTAATTTTGTACATTCCAGATGCACCAGCGCTTGGTAAAGCGATAGTTGTCAAAGTGATTGTGTTTGCTTCAGCAGTTCCAGCTGCATAAGCAGTCTTTCTCTTACCTACAACATCACGGATAAGTGGCTTAAGAGCTACTGCTCCAGACTCATCCAACAATGTCAATTCTCCCAATGCCAAGACAGCGTCTGTTGCCAATGGGGTGTTAACGATAACCACTTGGTCAGCGTCAATTTTGTTTAATTTGTAACTAATTGCCATAATAATTTTTTTTGTACACCGATTTTTTTATCTGTGTTGGTTAAATTAATAACCATGCACCGTGCATAGCTTTTGCAAATATAATTAAAATTTTCAATTGTAGATTTTTTTCTTGGGGTTTGGGGTTTTTTTTCTTTCTTCTTTTTTTTCTTTTTGGATATATATATTTATATATATATCTTTTTCTTTTCTTTTTTCTTTGCTTCTTTCTTTTTTCTTTTCTTTCTTTTTCTTTTTTTTCTTCTTTCTTTTTTTTAAAAAAAATATCGAAATGTTTTGATTTCTAAAAAACATGTTTAACTTTGTGACATAAGAAAACGATATGGAAAATTTTAAAGTTATTTGCGTAAACGATAAAGCCAAGCCAAAAGGCTTTATTGGACAATGGATTGAGAAGAATAAAATATATACAGTCGTAGACGCTAAGAATCTAGCCAAACAAAGAATGACAGTCGGTTACAAATTTGCAGAAATAGAAATTCCAGAAGAATCTGAGTACAAATTCTTTTTAGCAAATAGATTCAGACCTTGCTCAGAAGATGACGAGCTTGCAGCTACAGCAGTAGAAGAATTAATAGAAGAAACTTTATCAGAATTATCGCTTAATGAATTTTGATTTATTCATAGAGCTTGATAAGTTCAATCATATTTCTTTCAATGAGGAATTGCATGAGTACAAAATAGATAATCAAAAATGTATCTCTACAACTTCCATCCTAAACAATTATAAAAAACCATTTGACACAGAAAATATAGCTTGGAGACACGCTGTAAAGAATCTAAGATCTGTAGAAGAAGTAATCGAAGAGTGGGAAGATAAAAAGAATGAGGCAGCATCTAAAGGAACTCATTTACATCGTTACGCTGAACTAAAATTTGCTTGTAAGGAATATGATGTTCCAGAAGAATCTCTTCCACTAGTACTAAAACAATACATAGATAAGTTTTATAATGATTCTATCGGTAGATTAATACCTATCAAGTCAGAAATGATTATAGGAGATAAAGACTTAAAGCTTTGTGGAATGATAGATCAATTATTCTATAACGTAAAAGAGAAAGAAATTCAAATCTGGGACTACAAAACAAATAAAGAGATAAGAACATTCAGCCCATACAAGAATAAGATGACAAACGGGCTTAATCACCTTCAGGAGTGCGAATACAATACCTACTCACTTCAGTTAGGTATCTATAAAAGAATAATAGAAAGAAATACAAACCTTAAACTAGGTAAATCATATATCTGTTGGGTAAACGATAAAAATAGTTCTTATAAAGCATTTCAGATGGCTGAAATGGATAAGGAGATAGATTTAATAATTAAAAACATAAAGTAATGAGTGAAGTAGACAGAAAAAAAGCAGAATCTTTTGAAGCTGTAGCAAGACCAGTAATTAAATGGATGGCTGAAAATTGTCATCCACATACGGCTATGATAGTTGACGCTATACATGCTGAATTATTAGAGGCAGATATGGTTATTAATACACATGATTATCTAGTAGATTAACTAACTAAAAACATAAAGTAATGAGTACTTCATCAGCATATTCTAGTAACAAACTAAAACAAGTGCTGAAGAACGGCACTCAACATTTTATTATTAAGTCATTCTTAACAGCAGCATTTGAGTATGATAAGAAGGTAGTGGAACACCATCTATATTGGATAAATCTAAATAAAGGAATATACGAAGAGTTTCCGCTATATAAATTATTATGCTTTAAGAAGATGAATGCGAAAGAAATAAAGTTCTTTAAACAAACAGAGGATACCTATGAATTAAGAATATCCTCTGAAGATGGAAAAGTATGGGATCATAAAGAGTTAAAATTTGATAAGGAACAAGTTAAAGTTACTTACAAAGATTTTCTTTAATTATGCTAAAACTTTAATTACTACTGTTGCGTGATCAAGAATTCCATTTGCTAATGTTCCAGATGCATTTCTAGTTTGAATGCGCACCATAGTAGTACTAACCCATTCAATAGATACAAATCCAAATTGTCCACCAGTAAATCCATTACTAATTGATACTTCCGTCTTTAAACTAGTCAATACTGGTGTAGCAAAAATAATATCATATTGACCAACTACACCATAATTAGTTCCTGCTGGAGTAATTCCAGATTGAATAACAAGATAGTTAGGAGCAGAAGGCCCAGCTTGAGTAAAGATACCTGAAAATGTAAGTGAAGCTGGAGTTACTGGAATAGCATTTACCCCATCTATAAGATTTGATATGTCAGTTACCATTAACTGCTCATTCTTTTCTAAAACAGAACCGCCTTTACGGTATCCTGATAATTGTTCTATTGGCATAATTTCTTTTTTAGCAAAGATATGTAATATTCTAATTAAGTATTTTTAGTATCTTTCCAGTATTCTTGTCAACTCTAGCTAACTTCATTCTAAAATTAGTTTCTTTACTCTGTACATACTTTGTAATTACTTGACTATCTGCTGAATTTGTTTTTATATTCTGAGGCTCGTATCTAACGTGAGCCAATGCGTTAATATATGCAAATGTTATAGCAAATATAGCATCATCATAATCGTACCTAGTATCCGCAGCCTGATATCTTGTCTGCCTATGTGAGTTCTGAGACTTTAAATCCTTTTCTACGAAAGTTTTTAACTGCTCCCAAAGCCAAGGCACATCAATATTCTCACTATAAGCATCTAGCATCTCTTCAGTCTTCGCTATTATCCTAGGGGCTGTATTCGCCTTGTTAGATATTCCGAACCACTTGCCTCCATGTGTTTGAAAGTATTCTGGAAGCTGTGTATTAGCTGTAAACTTAGCTTTGAACCCATGTATCTCCTGAAAGTCAACGTGCATATCTCCAATATTATTTTCTACTAGTTCCTTTACTCCACCACGCATTTGTTGGTCGTAATAAAGGCTCTGAAGTAGTACTTGTAAGTATGTAAGTTTAAATTTTCTGTCTCTATGGAATACAACTGATGATACGCAGTTAGTCAATGAGTCCCATATAGCACTACACATCATAGAGTGTCCAGTTTCAGAGTTTATTGGATCTGTTCCTTGCCAATACCTACTTCTCCATACCTCTCCCTTTGGTGGGTGATGAATTATCAATGCAGAAGTCATTACATCCTCTCTTGATGAGGTAGGCATCCATTTTGCACCAGTTATTCGATGTGAAGTAAGTAAATCTGGAGTTGGTTGGCTATAATCAAGTATAGGTTCGAAGTATCCGTACTCAATAGGCACATCCTTGCCGTAAATGTCACTTAATCTCTTATTACAAGTGTGAATAGGCACTAAAGTACGTGATTTACGCACAAACATATCATCAATTGTTATTGGGTAGTGCTGATGGAACTGAACCTTTGCAGATTCCCCTTTTTTAGTACCTTCTAAAGCTAAATATGCCTTTCTTTCGTTTAATATATGCTTATCATCAACCCCTCTTCGTGCATAAGCATTAAAGAATAGAGGGATTATGCCATATTCATAGTTTTTCTCATTCCATTGACTTAAACACATCTTAAATTCAGACTCAAATACAGATCCACCCTTATCCATTTCACCACCAGTTCCCCAAGCGATGAATTGTTGTTGCATCTCCATTCTTTTAGTGTCTGGATTGTATTTAAATAATGCTGGTCTACCTTCACGCATCATCTCACCAAAGATATCGAATAACCCTATCTCATCCACAAACACAGCTGATGGAGATCCACCATTTATAGAATCGACTTGAGGGCTATCGACTTGAAATCTAGATGCCCCACCATCTTCACGACCTTTTTTATCACCTTTCTTGTCAAATGACATTACTTGGTCAGTCCAGTTCTTTACTTCCTGAGCGATAAAGTCTGGTATCTTAGTATATGTCCACTTTACCTTATCTCGGAATATCTCTATACCCTTATCTTTTGAGTGGGTAACGAACTTAATGAAGTAAGATTTGTTTAAATTTACTCTCTTCATTCCTGCTAAACACATCGTAGTAGTAAAACCAATTTGACGTGCTTTACCAATCATCATAGAGTAGTTACAATCAAACAGGAATAATAATACTTTCTGTGCATCCCAAGCCTTATAGGCAAGAGTACCATTCTCAGATCTATCCTCCTTTATAAATCCGTACTTATTACAGAAGTATAAAGTATTGTCTTTACATTTTTGTATCTCTACAGTCAACCAATCATATTGATCTTCTTCGTTGTCAAAATCGGTTATTAGACTTTCATCTTCTCCCCATAATTCTGCTTGTTTGCAATAAAGGTCAAAGGGCTTATACTTCAATTTATTTTGCCATCCACTATTTATACTATTTACCCAATCGACAAACTCTTTTGGGTAATCAAATTGTTGATGAGAAGGCTTCCATTCACTTGTTAGTATGCCCAATGAACTAATATTGTCTTGATTTTCATCAGATCCCATTAGTTGTTTTTTAATTAATTTCCTATCTTGCCACAGCCTTTAGGCCCACAAGTAGCAGAAGAGTTCTGTGAGGTTTTCTGACTAGCATTTCTTAAAGTAGCACCGCTAGCCTTTTGGCTTTTTCTTTCTTTAATGTCTCCAATAAAGTTTTTAACTTTTTTAACTACATCTTTCTTAGTTTTGTGGATAGAATACCTTAACGGCATTTGATATTTTCCGCCACCACGCTGGATAACCTTGTGCTTCCTTACTTGCTCTTTAACGAAATTTCTAATAGGCCCTGGAGCTGAACTCTCCTGAGATAATGCATTAGATACCGCTTTTCCTAACATTGCCATGACTACTGTTTTTTCTTTTTCATAGACTTAGCCTTAGCCATTGCTGCAGCCATCTTAATCTTAACCATGAAAGGAAGCTTATTCTCTTTACTGAATAATTTACTAGATCCTTTTTCTTCGGATTTTTCTTTCTTCTTACCTTCTGACTTTTCGTGTTTAGCCATTGCTGACTTAGATGAATACTTCTCCTCAGACTTGCTGCCCTTGTATTCTGTGATATTCTTTTTCATCATAATATTTTTTTATCAAAGATATATATAAATCAAACACATTATTTATCGAACCTTGCCCTCAACGATACGTAAGTTTCTAAATTCATAGTCACCAGTAGTATCTGTCTCTATGGTCGCAAAGCCATGATTCCATTTATTAAATGGCGCATACTCAGGACTTAATCCACATAAAGCACCAATTGAATATGTTGTTACAACTTCCCCATTCAAATCTTTTTCCGAATGCTCAGATGTCTGATGATGATGCCCTACCGCACAAGAAGTCTTTGCTCTAGTGTATAATCCTCTAGCAGCATTTACTGGCGAGAATACAGAATGTCCGAACTCATGACCATGCAGTAAGCTGAAGTTTCCAATCTTAGTCAACTGTTTTCCTTTAACCTCTTGAACACCAAGCTCTCCGAATCGTAAAATGTTCTTTAATTCAAAATCTCCAATACCCAATAACTCAGGAGCTACAAGTCGCATATAATTTTCCCATCTTTCCTCGTGATTACCGAGCTTAAAATATACTGGACAATCAAATGCACCTCTCAGCTCTTTTAAGAACTCTCGTGTCATCTCTAGCTCTCCTGCGATGTCTCTTAGTCTTCTATCTTTTATGAATCTACTAGCTTGATACATATCAATCGTATCGCCATTAAGATAAACGAAGTTTGGTTTGAACTGAAGACCATAGTTCATTGCGGTCTCTAAGGCTTGATTGTCTTGGTATGGAATATGAATATCATTCATTATTAGCCCACGATTATTCCCAGTTGGAATTACGAATTCAGAGATCGGTGAATAATCCGATTCTGGAAGATTAAAACTTGCCATTGCTTCTTTTTTTTCTTGATTAGTTCTTATTACTGCTGATGTTCCTGATTTTGGTTTTCTGTGATGTTCTCCTCTTCTAAATCTAACTTGGGATCTAGCTTGTCCAAAGTTTGTAAAGTCTAGTGGGTGCTTCTCCATTGCCATTCTTGCCAGGGCATAGGTAGATGCGTGAGGGAATTCATCTATTAGATTGATTATAATATCCCCTCTGTAGCTTAGTTCTTTATTGCTCATATTAATATTCTTCAGGTGTATACTCTTCTTCTAGCTCTTCGTTATACTTTGGTCTTCTATCATATTCCTTGATGGTATAAAATATCTTTTTCATAGAGCCTTTGTAGAAGTACATAGGGTTTACCATATACAATCTCCTACCCTTCTCCATAGTAAACCTCACTATATCCATTTGGCATAGTTGCTTAACTGCCCCAATTAAATATGCCATGTTGATACCCGTAGCATTCCTGATATCCCTTAGCCCATAATTTTTCAGTAAGTTTCCATACCCCATGTTCTTACAGAAGAACCTAAGTAATTTATGTGACGATGGCTTAAGGCTATCCTGCATGTCAATAGTCTCCACGAAGCTTATCATGTAGCGCATCTTTTTACGCTTAAGCATTTGCTGAACTATCTCATCTGCCGTTTCATCGTATGCCTCGGTAAGCTGAACCATAGCTCCATTTATATCTTTGTAGTATAAATCAAGGTTCTTCTTCCGATGGGCCATTATTCTGTCAGCCTCCAATAATATCAAATCAAAGACTATATTGTTTTCATTCTCTACCATACTTAATCATTTTCATAATTTAAATCTAGTTCTGTTTGTGTACGTTCTGATAAATCATTTATGCCACACATTCCATTACATTCAAATAAAGGCTCTACTTTTCGTAACGGCATATCATCTAAGCATTTATTATTTGGATATTTTGGGTTAAATTTAAGAAAAACTAAATGACTTTTAGCATCAATTTTCATTTTTTCTTTTGCATCATTGCTTTGATCCTTTAGCATTGTTACTGGTTCTCCCCTTAAATCGGTTAACTCATGCTCAAAGTCTGCCATTATATTAAATTTTTCAGGAAGTATATCTCTAAGTTTCTGCCAATAACCAACTCCACCTTGAACGCATCCAGTTAGTAGACAATTATTATTATTAAGTCCTATGATATAGCTTTCAGGTATCTTGATTCCAGCGTCTTCAACAATCTTAAAACAATCTTGTTTATCATAACCCATCAAGAGTAGTGGATAAATAGGTTTTGCTTTATCTGAATAGTTAACGGTCATAGATTTTGCCCTATTAAACTCTTTCTTTTCAAACTCAAAACCAAAAACTTGATGCTTAAATGTATTTGTTTTCTCCCATTTTTGACGAACTAATCTTTTTAAGTGAGTAGAACATATAGCTCCAGTAGCTGTGTTTAAAGATTTATGCTTCCTCCATACATCAAATATATTTCCATACTTCTCACCAATGCCAGTTATTGTTTCTATTGGTAAATTGTACCATACCTCACAATCACTCTTAAATCTATAAGTATCAGGATGCTCATTCTTTGTGTCAATCATTATAATTTTACAATTTTCAACTCCATAGATATCAATAGCAATCCTACACGCTACAGCAGATGTTATTCCTCCACTCCACCAGCAAATTATTTTATTCATATCTCAAATGATTTTAAGTAATCCATTCCGCTTTCTAAATCTTCAAAAACAATGTCTGCTACTTGAGTTATAAATGATAAATAAGAATCTTTTATTGTTTCATGATTAGGTTCTAAAACAAGTATTACTGTTTTTCCTAATCCTTTTGCAAAACCAGCCTCGCAACATAACCCAATGCAACTCGAATTACTTCTATCTACATATACAAATATTATATCGCATTGTTTTATAAAATGCAAATCCCATTTACCATATTCGTTTACATTCATTGTAATTCTTTCTCCGTTCTTAAACTCTTTATCTTTTGGATTTATCCATTGGAAATTGTCGGAGCATTTTCTTATCTCATTAGCCCAGTCGGTTCTAAACCCTCCTGCTAGGTATATTTTTTGCTTTACCATACTTCATAAGTTCTTTCTATTTCAACTTCGATATTAAGTAAATCCAGCACAAGAAGTATATCGCATATACTATTGCTAACCTGAATCCCCTCCTCACTTCCATCAACGTATAGTATAGTTCCATACTCAAGAAGGCAAGAATCATCACTATGAGAATACTCAAGGATCTCAATTTTTACTCTTTTCATTTCTATCAGAGATAATAGAATCGACATTCAGCTTCATCTTCTTTAAATGCGCAATCTTTTCACGATGGTTATTCTGCTCATAGAAGATAATGCCACTTAAGGCTCTACCGAACTCAACGATGTTCATGTTGGTTTTCATTTTGTTACAAGATCCACATGATGGGACTTTGTTTGAATTACTTAACTTACCGCCACGACTCTTAGGATATAGATGGTCTACCGTTCTTGAGTAGTCATCCAACGTGGTCTTACAATAGGCGCAAACATTTAGGTTCACCCCGTTCTTACTTACTATATGCATATTTCAATTTTATTGTTCGGTACAAATATATAACAAAAAACATAAAATCTATTTAAAGTGTTACCACTCTTGCAGGTACAGTCTGTTACCACTAATGTGACACTTAACTATTTGGTAATCAGTAACATAAAGAAAAAATCCTTTATTAGTTTATTCCCCACTTGCTTATATGGAAGAAATAAATTAAAAGTAGTCTATATATAAATCAATGTAAACGTAGTTTATCTTGGTTATATTATGACGTATGACAATGCCAGTTATTGTGATTAAATTGTATGCGTAGTCAAGTACCCGTAATTAGTACTACTATCCCCTACCCCATTATAATTCCTTATATCTGCCCATTATAATTCCCTATATATGCCCACCTTAAATATTCTTTGGTTTCCCATGGTTTTTTTATTCTGTGTCTACAAAGGACTTACACATGTATATATATCCCCTCCCCATTTCAAAAGGAAAGATCAGTTTAAAATCATTCAACTAAATTCATAGGTAACTATCTTTAGTTATTGTACTTTCTACCATAACTCGAAGCCATTTCCCGTTTTACTTATGGTACATTGTACTATATCTTATTTAGATTCATTCTAAATAGCTGATTTCCAGATCTTTTTTCCCATTTTGAGAATGTTTCCCAAATTGAGAATATCACACGTATGGCTTATTTAGAATTATTCTAGATAACGATGGTAACTTTGCTTATAGTAAAAAAATACCACATATCCTAATTTAAAGTAAAAAAAAACCTTATTTAGAATCATTATAAATTATAAAAAATATGTAAAATAATTTAAATTTTATGTTGTTTATCGGAAATGTATACTTATCTTTGTTGTGTAGCAAACGAGCAACATAGAGGAACAAGCGACGAAAACTCGCCCTGAATAGTACTGCCCATTGGTGAATCCTGCCAAATGAAATTAGATTTTCGATAAATGGTTTTTCAATGGGATAATTATGTAATTTAATTAATAACTAAAATAAAGTAAAATGAAAGTAGTAAATTTAAAATTCGAACAAGTACAAAGTACTAAGAAAGTTGAAACGTTGGTTAGTGCAAACACTAGACAATTAGAGTACAAAGAAACGGATGAGGCGATTAAAATCGTATGTGAAATTGTAACGGCTGTTAATCAATCTATTCAATTTGCAAAACAAATGAAAGTTAATAATTTTGTTTTGGGCGGACAAAAATTCTTTATTAACAAAAAATTTAATTTGTACGTTTGTGTCAATGGTGTTGACTATTCATTGAATGATTGCGAGTCTTTCTTATCAATTGGTTTCGATTTTAAGCTTTCTAAATTGGAGTTATTCGCTACGGGTTTATTTTCTATATTGAAAGCTAGCGAGGGCAAAAGTCACCTTGCGAACAATACAGAAAGCAAAAAAATTGCTTCAGTTGTTAACGCTTTACAATTGGTATAATATGAAATTAAGAACTAGAATAGTAACGGCAAACGCTTTCTTTACTGAAGTTGATATAATTAGTGAAGCAATTATTGTAACTAATCAGAAGCAATTTTGCAAAGGTAATAAAATAGCATCCATTCAAGCAAAGGTTGAAAATCAAATGAATTGGATTGATATTAAAGCGAAGCGGAAACAAGAACGGCAAAGCAAACGCAAAACAAAATATGCTTTGTAAAAAAGATCAAAAACCAGCACAAAAGGGATTCGAAAGTTTCCCTTTTTTTTTGTTAAAATCCTCACTATCAACGTAACGTAGTAGAGCAAAATTAAAATTATGAAAAATATATTATTGTACTTAGGCATTTTATGCTTTGTAATATCAGGAATATTAAACTTTACTAATATCCTAAAGAGTGAGATAGATATGTTCCGTTGGTTCATATTAACTTATGGAGTCTTAGGATTAGGTTGCGTGCTAGTTATGTGGCACATTGAATTGAAAATCAAAAAAATAATATAATGGAAAAGACAAACCTAAAAAGTTATGGTGACGGAGAGTTATCATTAATGGTAATGAATGATTATCATCTGTATCAAATATTTGTATCGGCTGTGTGCATGGAGAAATTCCAATACATTAAAGATGAGATAGATGAGTTCTTTGAGTATACAGATGCACAACTCCAGGATTTAGAAGATACATTCGAAGACGAAAAGAATGAGGATTATTAGAATGGTAGTAGAGCTTCTAAATGGAGTAAAAGTGCATAGATTTATAATGGCACAAAATAAGTATCAGGTAGTAAAAATACCCGCTTATAAGGGACAAATGTTTAAGATTCAAAATAGAAAATGAGAGAAAACAAAATTATAGTAGCACTAATGATAATAGCATCCTTCCTGTGTGTTGGAGGCTTATTCTTAGGGCAATTCAAGTACCTATTTATATTGGGATTGACAATTAGTATAATTACATCGGCATTCGCCATATTTAAATGTAATGAAAACAATTAGAAACCAAAAAGAATGGGTATTGTGGTGTGCACTTACGTTATCGCTTACAATATTAATATTAACATTGTCCGCTTGTGGGCTTTTAAAATAATATAATTCAATATCAAAATAAATAAATATACCATGAAAAGAACAACAATTGATTTGAACAACTTCTATGTGAAGTATGACAGCAGTAATGAGAATGCAGATATGTTTATCTGTTGGATTAATCGCCAATGGGGCAACAATCCTGGAGATTACCACCAATTCGGTGGAATGGATGGCTACTATTACGGGATAGTAGATGGACAAGTAACCTACAAAATACGTACTCCAATAGGTGAAGGTATTGAGGTCTATCCACTAGACCAATGGGCTAAAATATTTAGCGATGATGAGCAAGAGATAGAGGCAATAGAGGATGACGGCTTGATACTTTGTTACGATGGAGAAAAGTATCATAAAGATGATTGTCAACTAATTGGACACTCAGAGACTGAGTATGCTCATAGAGATGACCTTATATATTGTGACTATGGGGACATTTATTGTTTGTGTGATGACGCTATGTATGTAGAGCACATGGATATGTATTTCATGTCAGGCAATGAGCCAAGCAGTGTGCATTACTCATCCTATGAGTCAGAATATATAGATACATCATCGGAAGATGTATACTATGGATATGTATCAAGTTCACCTAGAATGGAGTACTTCCTAGATAGACACGGTGATGTAATAGAATACAACGGAGACTACTATCGCAATGGTGAGACAGCAGAAAATCATAATCTTTACTACAATGATGACGTTGATGAGTGGTGCGATACTCCCGATACAGATAAGGATAATGCGGATTATCATTCTTTAAATAGAGTAACAAAGTACACTAGTGGCTCTAGGTTTACCATTGGATTCGAGATTGAGAAAGAAGACAATGATGCTTGCGAGATACCATACTATCCAATACATAATGAGTTAGGATGGTGCAAAGAGAATGATGGATCTTTGGATGGAGATAATGGCTATGAGTTAATTTCTCCTGCCTTTGACTTATACGATTCAATGATGGACAAGGATATAAAAGATGCTAGACTAATCAAGCTTATCAATGCTAATTCATCTAGTAGTTGTGGTGGACATATTAATATAGGCTCTTCGTTCCTGAATACTACGGAGTTATTTGAGCATCTTAGCGGATACTTCCCACTATTCTATGCTATGTATGAGCATCGAATTGATTCATCTTACTCTAAAGCTAAGAAGAAACATAAGTATTTCGACAGAGATAAGATGTCTTCTATCTATATCAAGAGTGAGGTACTTGAATTCCGTATACCATCTGCTGTAAAGAATGTTACAAACTTAATATGGCGAAGAGATTTGATGCGTATCCTATGCGATAGTATCAAGTTAGTGCCTGCTAATAAAACAACATCGGCATACTACAAGGGTAAGTCTGAGGTAGAAGTGTTAAAGATGCTTCTTAATCCTACAAGTAAACTATACAAGCACTTAAGAGTAGTGTATAGTCAGGATCAACTTGAAAGAAAGGCAGACTTATTTGTTGGCTACAGCGAATCTTACAATGATAAGATTATGCCAAGAATTATCAAAGGTAATAGACCTAATGATAACCTTGATGCTTCTAACGAAATGGGGGCTTAATTCAATATCAAAACTAAAAATAAATAATATTATGTGTATAGCAATTTTAAATACAAAGACAGCAACTTTAAAGAAGCAACTCCTAAAGAATTGTTGGGATAACAATGGTGATGGAGCAGGAATGCTCTATATTGATGAGAACAACAAACTCTCTACATTCAAGGAGATGTTATCTTTTGATAACTTTTATGCTAATTATATAGACATCAAGTCTAAGCATGGCAAAAAGAATATTGTCCTTCACTTCAGGATCAGTACTCATGGTAAAGTCAACGAGACAAATTGCCACCCATTCTTAGTAGATGAGTCTATCGGATTTGTTCACAATGGAATGATATACGAGATGCCTATGAGTAAAGATTTCTCGGATACTTATATGTTCAACGAGGAAGTTCTTAAGAATCTTAAGCAAGGGTTTCAGTATTCGGACTCTATTATGGAGATGATTGAGGTATTCATCGGAGGTAATAAGTTAATATTCCTTGACGATAACAATGAGTTCTTTATCTCTAACGAGAAAGCTGGGCATTGGAATATGGAATGTTGGTTCTCTAACTCTTCGTACAAACAAGTTAATAACTATGTTGACTATGGAGGTGTCAAGAAATACAAAAGTTATGGTGCGTATGGAGGATATACTTCTCCTGGCACTACGTCTGTAGCGGCTAAGGTAGATAGTAGCAAGTGGAATTCAAAATACTTTGGATTAGATGACAAAGATATACACTCATGTACTAACTGCGATATGACTTTGTATGGCATAAATGAAATAGATAAAGGTATGTGTGCTTGGTGCGAGGATGAGGTATATGCTAAGACAGGAGAGAATCCTAACATAAATCTATATGCGTATGATGCGTGTGACTTTTGCGATAGCTTAGAGGCTCATTGGGATGAGGATTTAGATGTTGCAATGTGTACAAGCTGCCGTAAAGTTTATGAGGATGATTATGGTCATGAATACAAAAGACTTAATAAGAATCTTAATGAAGGTCTTGGGGCTTAATATCAATATCAACATGGAAATAATTCAAGGAGAGTTCGGTTACCTATTAGTGGTTATAGGTAGCCGAGAGGTATTGTACGAGGGCTCGTATGAGGGTTGTAAACAAAAATTAAATAGTTATGGATGTAATAGTTAATATAGTAGAGTTAGCTAGTGATTTGGCTCACACTAGAACATTGTATGAATCAGGTGATATATGTTTAAGTGAAGATGAGATGTTCTTAGATATCAATTCCGACACAACGGTATATACCGAAGAGATACAAGATAGGTTCAATGAATGGTATGACTTCTACTATTCAAGTATAATGGATGTATCCCTTAATGATGCAAGAAAGTTTTTCATTGTAGAGTAAATAATAAAATAATTATGGTAAAAAAAGTATCGTTAATATTATTGATGGTGACATCATTTAATATTGTAAGTAGTGCATCTATAGACTTCGATAGAGATAAGTCAAGAGGTAAGAGTGGGTTCAACTATAAGAAGCACCACAGAAAATCTAAAGTAGTAAGATTTAAAAATAGATTACTAAATTGTAATAATTGTAGAGACTTCTCTAATAAAAATTAAGAACATGAATAAAATGGAAAAAGTAATGTACATAGGTAATGGATTTGGTTCATTAATATGTGGAACATGGTATAATCTTATCAAGGAGTACGATAACGACTACCTAGTGTTCGATGAGTACGGAAATGAGGCTGCTATTCCAAAGAAAGACTTTGCAGATAGAGATGTGTCTCCTGAAGCAAAAGAACGTGCAAAGAATTTAATGATGTTAAAGGATGGCTATAGGCTTAAAAAAGAATCAGAAACGGAATCAGAATATGGTTACATCCCTAAAGAAACAGATGCGCACTACGATAATTCTAATGGTAGCTTGTATCTATTTGCAGAACAACACAAATTAAATGCTTATGAATTTGATATAATCAAACGTATTGTACGCTGTCGAAAGAAAGGGTATTTCCACGAGGATTTAGCTAAATCAATTCGGGTAATAGAATTATATCTAAAAGAATATAATCTGTAAAGTAATAGAATAAAGGTTAATTTAATATAAACAATACCCAATATAAGGGTAAATTAAAACAAGTAAGTATGAAAAAAGTAATGGTAATTTTAGTAATGGCATTAGCATTTATGTCATGTGAGAAGGATTCAAATTCTCCAAATAGTCAATGCAATTGTGGATTAATTGTATCTGATAATGCAGCTGACTACAGCGTAACTATACGCAATAGTTGTAGCGACAATCTTAAGACATTCACGTTACTTCCAGGAGATTGGATGAACGCTTATGTAGGAGAAGATTATTGCATCACTAATGTAGACTCTTGGTGATTAATTACTAACAATTATAAAAAATAAATTATGGATAATTATCATATTTGTTATATGCTAAAAAAAGAATTATGTACGGGTATAAATATATCAGCACCTAGTTATCTAGACGCTATCGAGATGTTCGATAGTCAGTTCCCTTTAGCAAACGTAGTATACATATCTAAATTAAGTAAATGGTAAGTAAGTTTAAATTTGTACTATTTATATTAGCACACATAGTAATTGATATATTTGTATTGGTATTTGTAGTGTATTTTTTCTATAGAGTACTAACTAAAAAATAAGTTATGAATATATTAACAGTATTATTGGATAATCTTCCATCTAAGTATGTAGACTTAATCGTTAACAACGTGAAGAATAGTCAGGATCTATTAGATGAGTCTGTAGATATAGTAGTAGATATGCTGTCAATATTTGATTTCGAATCATCTAAGGAGGGGTATCAATTTTGGGAAGATGTACTTGACTCTATCACTTCAGGTAGTAAGCTTCCAAAGATACCAATAGATATATCCTATCCTATGTCTCATAAGATTTTAAATATCAATGGATTATTTATAATGAACGTAGGTAACTCTGGATTACATATATCAATTCCATTAGATATGTCAAAGCTTGATGAGTTTGAAATAGAGCAGAGGGAATTCTGTCTTATGACTTTAAATTAATCAATATCAACAATTTTTACAAAAACTATTGTTTGTATTTAAATTATGTGTATATTTGTACAGATCATGAGAAGATGATTCAAAGATTTTAGTTGGTTCATGGTAGAACTCCAACCCCTGATAGCTTCTCATGTCAGGGGTTTTTTTATTCCCAAAACATAAGGTGTTGTATACCATTGAACATCATTACCAAAAACAATGTCTCACAATGAATGCTTATTCGATGAAATAAAAATCCCGCAATGTCTGAATGCTTGACAACGGGTACTGCATACCGAAAGGTTAATAGAATAAGTAAGCCAAATAGCCCATCACTTAGGTGAGAAGATAATAAGAAAGGGTAGCAGAGGGAAGTGTCATTGGTTGGGAGAATCTCTATAAAAAAGAGGTTAAGTAGTGCATGGGATATATGCAGTATAATAGCATAGCTATAAACAATTAAAAAGAAACATTATGGTTAGAATAGAACTAGAAGGAGTTGATTTAGAAATCGAATATTATTTTGAAACACCATTCGATATAGATGAGCAGCAATTAGAAACGTTGCGCATCGAAACAATAACAACATTGCATAACGATGATATTACGGAGTTAATGTGGCATCATAAAGAAAGTATAGCGTTTGCTGTATACGAGAAGTTAGACCTAATGAATTATTAACATGGAAGCAAAACTAATTAAGAAATCTGAAAATTATTATGAGTTGTATGAAGTTAGAATTAACTTAACACTCTTAATAGGTAGCACAGATTCTGAAAGAAAGATAGATGTTTATGGTAAAGATGCCCACAAACTACTATCACTATCAAACTGCCAAGCAATTGAACTTGGTTATGATTTGGATGAGTTGGCTCGGGAAAACAACAAACACCATAAAAGATTAGGAACAGTAATCGATAAGTTGCCACTTCTAACAGCGGCGTTAAGACAAGGTTATACTGAAGGTTACAAAGAGGGCTTCCAAAAAGCACTTGAAATTCTTGGTGATAAGAAGTTTAGTGAGGATGATGCTAAAAGATTATTTGAATTAGGTATTGAATATGGACACCAAAAGGGTTATGTTGGTCTTGATTATACAAATGATACCCTTCAATCACTACAACAAACTGAATGGGATGTTGAGATAGTTGGTTCAGGTACTGTTTATAAAACTGTACTAGATTGTTGTCCAAACTATCACCCTAAATTTGGTTGTAGTAAAAAAGATGATTGCTCTTGTAAAAACAATGAAATTCCAAAACTTGATGCAGATGGTTGTTTAATTTTAAAACGGAAGTAATATGCAGTTAAGATACGGTTCAAACTCTATTTATGTAGAGATAATAAGTATAAAACCATCTGCTCATCCTGGAAAAAAGTTTGTAGTAAATGGAAAAGCAAATGGACTAGAGATTGTAGTGTATTGTGATAATGATACCAAGCAAGAAGCAAAGGATGCATTGTCTAAATTTTATTATTCAAGATAATTAAATTTAAGATATGAAACAAAGAATAGCAGATTGGTTATTTAACTTCTGGTATAGTAATCACACTCACCATTGGATTGCATTTGACGCAAATAGTTTAAGAGAAAAATGTAGATATTGTAAAGTAATTAAAACGTAAGATATGAAAGAAGAAACAGTAGGAGATGCTGCTGCAGAATATGCTAATAAAAAGTATGCAACTGACAAAGGTTATCCTGAAGAAGATTGGTATATATCTTGGTTAAGTTTTAGAGAAGGAGCTAAATGGCAAGAAGCTAAAATGTATAGTGAGGAAGATATGATTGAGTTTGCTAAATTTTCTCAAACAGATGAGCATGAATTAAGATCAGTAAATGTAGGATTGTTAAATGAATTTAAGAAGCAATAGTATGAAATATTCACATGCAAGTTTACTTATATTTATTGTATATTTATTTTT